AAATCTTGTTCTTGAACAACTGAGCCAGCAACATTGATGGTGATATTCATTCCACCCATGCCGCCTCGTGAAAGTGGAACAACCGCTTCCGGACCGGCTTCACCAATCATGGCAAGAGTTGGAGAGCTGACAATTCCACCCTCAGCCAATTTTGGAATGGTTGGAATTGTTACGCCAATTTTTGCGCCACCAAGGAAAGATGGAAGTTTGAAACTCAAAATACTATTGAGAGCGCCAATGATTACATTGACCGCGCCAATAGCCTCATTCATAAGATTTTTGACTTCATCGACAACGCCTCTGAAAAGATCGGCAATTCCTGAACCAATCCCCTTCATAAAGTCCCACACGGCTCCGGCAACATCTTGAATTGCTTGCCATGATTCTTTCCAATGGGTAACAAGGAAGACAACGGCAGCGATGATTGCGCCAATTGCCAGGGTGATTCCACCGGAAGCNANAGCCATNTCAACNCCAGCAGCAACGGCAGCCGCACCAGTTGCAACCCATCCTGCAATCATTTGTGCGAAATTGATGGCAGATTCAATTGCAGCGGCAGCAAGTTTGATCATATAAGCGCCAATTGCAGTAACAAGAACTGTTCCGATGACAATGCCTATGGCTTCAGCGATAGCCTTATGCTTTCCAAACCAAGTGACAACGTCTTCAATGGCAGACATCAACTTTTCAAGCCAAGGAATTAGCACCAAGCCAATGTTCTTGGCAAGGTCTTCTGATTGTGCTTTGACAGCAAGCATCTTCCCTGCAAAAGTGTCAGCCGAAGCTGCGGCTTGTCCACCAATGGCAGCGGATAAACCAGCCATGATTTTTGTACCAGCAGATGATTCGTCATTGACCTTTGTTTGAGCATCGCTGACTTTGCCAAGCAATTTTTCATAAGCATCGTGATATTTGCTTGCAGTATTTACAGCATCAGAGTGAATTGCAAGATATGCAGAAGCATTGTCGGTTGCTTTTGATAGAGCGGTGTTGGCTTGTTCTAATTTTAGAGCGCCAGCAGCAGCAACAGGAAGATCAATGCCAATTTGCTTCAGGGGCTTGAGATTTCCTTCTTGTGCCTTAGCAACAGCAATAGAAGCCTCAGCCAAATCAATGTGCTTATATTTTGCAAGATCGGCAGCCAAAGAAAGAGAATCCAACGCCTTGGTTGGGTCTTTGAGAGCCGTTGTCAGATTAGCCAATGCCTCTTGTGTTTGAGCATTGGTGTATCCGTATTGTTCCATCTTTTTTTGAGCATCAGCGATAGGAGTTGCAAATTGTTCAAAACTTGTTCCTGTATTTTTCAAGGCTTGTTGCAATTTGGCATGAGATTGCTCAAATTCATCAGCCATGTGAAGGCTAAGAGTTCCAACGCTCACGGCGGCAGCACCTAATCCAAAAAGAGCTGCTTTTCCAAATGATGCTAATTTATCAAAGGATGAAACACCTTGATTTTCTAAACTTGAAACTTGAGTTCTAGCCTCACCCATTGCAGTTGTAAATTCAGAGATATTTGCTTTGAGTTCAACGAATACTGGAGGAAGCGTGGACATCAGAGAATTCCTCCCATTCTTGAAACGGCTTTGTCCCAACCAGTTGCATAGATGTCAGCCATCAACGGCTCAATCTTTTCAACTGCTGGTCTGAAATATGGAAACTTCAATTCTAAAGTTCCTTTTTTGACTCGATTAGGTTTTGCGCCTACGCCAACGCCACCCACCCAATAACCTTCAACATTCTTTTTTGGATTTCTTACTCCACCAACACCGGCATACAAAGAGCCAGTCATTTTTCCTGGTCCACCGCCACGAGGAAAATTGTGCTGACCATTCGTTCCTGGTACTTGATAATTTGCGCCAGTAATTCGATTCGCACCTTTTTGAGTCCAGCGAGGAGCGCCGCGAAGGTTGGCTCGTACTGCTGTTTTCAATTTGTTTTGATTTGCTTTGATTGCAGCAATTGTGGCTTTCTCTGTTCGATCTTCAATGTCTTTTGTGACGGCATTGAAATCATTGACTCCTGAAATCAAAGCACTAAACATTGAATTTCCAGCCATTATGCTTCTCCATTCATAATCTTGTTTTTGGTTTCAATAAAAATTTCATCTATCGCCAAAAGCCAATCGAGTGTGGCTGCCGATTCATTTTCAAGCTGAGATGGAGTGCAATGGAGCATCTTGCAAAGTCGATATGTTTTCAGCTGTGTAGGAAGGGAGCCAAGAACGGTTCCTCCCTCAAGCGCCCGACCTAAGCGTCTGAGGGTTTGATGGGGGAATTTGGATCATTACTGATTCCAAATCGAGGCATCATCTCTGTGACATCTTTGGCGGCAACTGCCTGAAGAGCTTCATAATCGCCTTGGGCAAAATCACCAAGAGATTCGATCACGATTGGAAAATCAAATGACCAAGATTCAACGCGAGCAACAATGAGCAAATCATTGAGATCATTGAACTGATCAAGAATTTGAGGATTGATTGTTGAAGCTACTTCAGCAGCCTTTTGAGAATCACTCAATTCAGGAGCCGATGCAAGAACAGTCTTGGCTTGAGATTGCCCAAGAGTGAGCAAAGCCTTTTCAACTGGTCTGCGAAGTTTTACTGGAACGGCGGCTGGATCGCGAAGGACTGCCCAACCGCCACTCGGTAACGATATTTTTTCCGACATTATTGTTTCCCCTGTTCCTTACTTAGAGAGATGAATCTGCTGTCTGATAAGCAATGGTCAATGGCTGATTTGTGCCATCGTCATAAACTGTGAATGTCATCGCCAAGTCAACTACTCCTGGTCCGGCAACATTTGGNGTGTCTGCATCAAANTTTGCTGCTGGAATTGTNATGGTCAACTTCTCGGTGGCNGCGTTAGCAATAACTGCTCCGGTNAATGTGACCACAATTGCTGCGGCTGAATCTGCCAAGAACTTGGCAAGCAAAACTGTGTCTGTAAATTCAGCAGTCATCTTTCCTGTGATGGTGCGGAATCCGTTGATCACTTGCTCTGCCTTGATACCTGAAGCGCCAAGGTTGTAACGATCGACCTTCAATGTGTTATTGACTGTCAAGGTGAAATCCTTGATGTTGGCAACAGAAGAGCCATCAACGGTGACTGCGCCTTGAGCGAAGTGGAACAAGTTGCCTGTTGTGGCATAAGAGGCGGTTGCTAGTGAAGTGCTTGTTGTCAATGCGGCAGCATCGACTGAGAACTTGCCTGTTGCAATTCCACCGTTGGCGACTGCAAGTTCAAAGGATGAAATCTTCGCGCCTGAAATTGTCTTAGGTGTGACTGTTCCACCATATTGAGGAACGCCAACTTGAGCTGTAAATGAGCGACCATAGACATCACCAAGGTTGAATGAATATGAATAAACGCCTGTTGTTGTGGTCACGGCTGATGGAGAGTTTCCCATTGCTTGAGCAAGAAGAAGTCCAAGCCCACGAGTAGGAAGATCAAGAGTCAAATCGCCAGTCACATTGCTTGTTGTAACAACGCGGCGGTTTGAGCGAGGAAGTAATCCACCCGCACGAAGACCCATTCCAACTGCAATCTTGACATAGTTGAGGTTTTCATTGGTGAATTCATAAAAGCGTGTGACGGTTACTGCGTTATTGAAAGTTGTTTCGGCTGCAATACCTAATTGCGAACCAATACCGGAACCGATTGCCATGTGTGTCTCCTATTAGGCTGAGGCAGCCGGTGAATCCGGCGCTGCTGTTGGTGGGGTTGAAGATTTAGCCGCCGCCTGGTCAGCCGCAATCCAATTGCTTGTTTGTTCAAGAAGTGATGCTGCTGCCTCATCTGAGACATCAACNATCGCACCAGCACCCACAACAAGATCGTTGAGGGCTGGAATAATAACTTCGCCAAGTGGCGAAATGTTTTTGATCTTAGCCATATCTACTCCCTAGATTTTCGCTTGATAAGAAACTGTGAAAAGAATGACAACTGCTGCGCCTTGAGTTGTTTGGCGATAAGTCATTTGATGACTTTCAAGTCCTGAGAACATAACTACTCCCCCGAAGCTGACATCATTTCGGATGACTGTTTCAACATCCCCCAAAAGGGTGAATGCCGTTGTCCGTAGAGATGTGAGGTCTGTTCCCCCATTAGCAGCCCAAAGAGCGCAAGTAAGGGTTCCGTACTCNAATTTTGAAATGGCTCCAAGTTGCTTATATTCCTGGCGGGCTGATCCTGCTGTGACATCATCGCCCTCCATTGAGCCATCTGTTCCAACCACAATCGCGTTGCCTGGATAGGACTGATCAATTTCAATTCCATCAAAGACACGGATGGTTGAAAGAGATGAAGCATTGCGAAGAGCTGTGATCAATGCCGATGTGAAGGTTGGAAGTGCTGAGGTACTCATGCAAGTCCTGGCAATGATGTTGGATCAAGCAATTCCATTGCTCTGCGAGGAAGAGAATATGTTGATGCTGGATAAAGCTCATCACC